AAGTGTGCCATATATAGGGTCATCTAAAATTAACTCGTATACAATTACCGTAGGTGCCGTGTAAAAGGTGACGCGATGGCCGGTCACAAAATCTATGCGATGCTCGACGCCCTCTACGCTTAATTCTTGGGCTACCTCACCGCCGGCAATGGTGTTGGTAATGGTGATCGTATCCCCGATATCTACTAGGGCTAGGGTTTCGCGTTGCGGGTTAGTCAGCATGAGATAATCGGTTTGTACCCCAGTAAACGTGGCGTCGGGTTCCCCAACCAAAAGGTAACTGGCAAGCGTGGCAGCTGCCGTAGCGTTATGTAAAAGGCTGTCAGTAATGCTCACCGTTTGGATTAGGTATTTAACTTGGCTGGCTAGATCATCAGCAACCTCGGGGCTGGTAGCGCCTAAGTGTTGAACGCTGGCACGGTTTACGATCTGATCGGCGTTATACGTTATGGCCAAATTGTTATACGGAATTTGGGTTCCATCATCGTGAAAATCGGCCACACTACCGCTAAGAGTGTTGCCTATTCGAGGGTCACTATTGAGCACCCCTGCCCTTGACATAAAAATGCGGCCCTGTTCGGCAGCCTGTATTTGGTCTATGTACGCCTTTACGTTGGTGCCGTTAGCAATGGTGTAGGCAGCTGCACCGCCAAGGGTTTGGGTGCCTGTGTCAATGTTTCGGCTCGCCAGTGGGTATGCAACCTCGGGCAGGTCAAGTATTGCCGATAGCCGGGCGCTGCTCAATTCCTCGGTTACGTTAAATTCTGCCATTGAGGTTTGGGCCAGCAAATAGAAATCGTCAGCGCAATAAACTACAACGGTATTATTTCCGCCTAATTCGTAACTGTAGTCATAGTTCACGATCTGCCCGGCAAACAATTCAATAAACGTATTAAGGCTGTTGTAACGCCCAAACGAAACCCGCCTCAATGGCGCAAGCGTAAACTGCCCTGCAGGGTCTACAAACGGGCTAGACGAATACAACGGGTTTAATATCCCACCCGCCAAATTGTCATCGAGCGTAAACGTCATAATGCCGGCACTAAACTGATCGCCTATTTCGCGCCTGCCACGGTTTACCGTAATGCTTTTGCTGTACTCCATCATCGGGACAAACTGGGTAGTACCGTCTAAAACGTAAGTAGTTCCATCTAATAAACCTTTAGTGGCGCTATCTAAAGTAAACGCGTTTTGTGCAAAACCTGTGTCTATAAATAGTTCATAGTCACCGCTGGCAATAACCGAGGTAGCCATTACGAAACCGCGATATTGGCCGGGCCTGCCGCCCTGTTATATGCGCGTATAGCGTTTACGATTGCTTCGCCAGCGGTTGCGTTAGGCACAAGGGTAGACAAATTTATAGTTACAGGGCCGCCGCCCGGCATACCCATATCGCCGCCAACCTGCATAGGCGTAACCGACGGTACCGGTGGGCGTGTAATCGCTTCGCTGAACCCCGCGCTAATGCCCTTAATGTCAGCCAGTTTTAGACCTTTAGCCTTAAGCCTTTTTTGGGCTAGATCAAACGCCGCTTCGACACCCTGTAAATATGCTTGCGCGTTATCTACACCGGCTTGGAACCATTGCGCTGCAGCCTGTTGGCCGATGGTTGCCGCTGCGTTATCGGCTGCCATTACTAGATCGTTGGTTTCGGCAATAGCGCTAGCCCCGCCTGCGATTAGTTCAGCTGCAATAGCCGCGCCGCTTTCCCCGCCGGCATCTAAAACCGCTTGTAACGATTGCTGGCTTAAGCCCATTTGCAACAGTGTTTTAACGTCGTTGCCATATTTGACAATGCCGGCTACCTGATCGCGCAAGCCTTGTAGAAACCCTGCGCCTGTTTCGTCGCCTGCGTCTTTAGCATCAGCAAAACTAAACGCATCTTTTATGCTGTCGCTAACGCTGGTAGCGAAATCCTCAAACGCTGTTTGTGCATCCACTAATTGTTTTTGTGCATCCTCGAGCGCTGCCTTAAGGTACTTTTCTAGTGCCTCGGTTGCCTCTTTTATTTTGTCTGCCATGCCCTTGGCGGCGTTACCTGTACTGCCTAATTTCTTTTCTACTGGGCCAAGGCCGTTATTTATTTCACTTAGTTGCGGGCCAAACGGTTTAATGGTTTCTATGCTGGTTTTAGTTGCTTGCTTAAATGCTAGAAACGCGCCCGCTGCAACTACAAGCCCGGCAGCAATTGCGGCAGCGCCAACGCCAATGGTTAGCGCGGTATTAGCGGCGGCAGCCGAGGCAGCAAGTGACCAGTTAAGCGCGGTAGTTACAACGGTTACAGCGTTAGCAATTATTTGCGCCGCCTTAAATCCGATAAGTGCGGTAGCGATGGCAGCAATAGCGGTACCTACAGCCATGAGCGTACCTACGTGGTCTTGCGCCCAATTACCAAAACTAATGAGGTATGGCAGTACGGCCTCAACGGCTGGCAGGATTGCCAACCCGATTGCTTCGGCTGCTTCACTTAGCGCAATGTTAAGCCTCTTAAATTTGCCCTCTGCCGTGTTCGCTGCGACTGCTGCAGAACCGCCAAACGTGCGCGACAACTCGGCCATAACCTCATCAAGGCTGGCACCGTCTTTAATCATTGAGTACAACTGCGGCGATAACTGGCGCAACGCTTTATAGTTGCCGCCATACGCTTTAGATAGCGCGTCGCTTACTGTTGCTAGGTCTGCACCGGTACCGGCTGAAACGTCGAGTGCCAATGTGAGTGCATCGTTAGCGGTAGCCAAATTCTGTGTACCTAATACAAGTGAGGCGAGCGCGGGGCGTAACTGATCGTCAGCAACACCGGTAGCCATGGCCATAGAACTAATGGACTTTTCGGTAGCGCTAATTTGTGCGTCGGTTGCACCTACGACGTTTTGCAATGTCTTTGCTAGTTGGGCTTGCGCGGCGGTGTCCTCTATGGCGGCTTTAACGCTGTAACCAGCTGCAGCGGTAAGCGCACCTAGCGCGGCAACGGCTGGCAAAAATGCTTTACCTGCAATAAACCCGGCACGCTCGGAATTAGTCTCAAGTTTTTTTAGTTGCGTAATCGCCTTGGCAAACCCCGTACCGTCAAGGCTTGAAATAATCGGTATGTTAATTGCCACGAGTAAACCCTAATTTTCTGTTAGTGCGCCGGGCAACATCGTTAATTACTAACTCTACTTTGGCTTCCACGGCCTCACGGTTATTATTTACGGCCTTGTCAATGGCTCGAGGTTGCTCGCCTACCTCTTTGTTTAGGTTGGTAATAAACATGCTGTCAGTGTTACGCCCGGCATGGTCATAGATTGCACCAGCTGCGTTGGCCTGTTGAATAACCATTAACTGATATGGCTTACTTCCATATACAACCTGTTCGGTATGGGTTACCACGCCATCGGTAGTGCGGTTGTAGTTCACGTAGCGCTCTTTGCTGGCGCGTACACCTACTTTTACCTTAAAACCCTTTTGCACCTGATCGGTACGCCATGACGTGTTACGGCCTTTAACTAGGTTGCCACGTCGCATACCGCTTAACGGCTCGCCAGTGCCTTTGCTGTTATCAAAATTGGCCACCATGCTGCGGGCCTCGGCCACGATCACCGCGCCAGTACTTTGTATTTGTTTTGTAATCTCTTTGCGATACTGTGGGTCAAAATCATTAAGCGCTTTTAACGCCTCTTGAATGCCATCTATTTGCGGGATAGCCGAGCGCGACGCCATTACCTACCGCCACGTTGTTTATTAAGTATTTCTATGGTGGCGTTCATATCGTCTAACTCGAATGATATCTCACTAGGCCAAAACCCTGTAGCAACCAAAATCTCGGCAAGCGCTCTACGCAACGTGCCGTTTAGGCTTTTGGGTCTTGCTGTTCCACCACTTCAATAGACGCCAACGATGTAATAAACGCGTCAAGTGTTGCCGGTACCGTGATACCTGCAAACCGTGTGGCCTCGTAACACAAATAGGCTAAATCCTCTACGCCAACACCTTGGGCCATCTCGGATGCTTTGCGCTTAAATTTGCGTTCCCAACTAACAATAGTCATTAGGTTGGTAGTTACTTCGTGCGTGCTGCCATCGTTAAACGTGGCTTTTAGTTGCAGTTGCATTATGCGCCTTTTTCGTGTCGGGCCGTTGCCGGCTTTAATTTATACTTCGACTACTGAGTAAACGCCACCGGTAAAGGTAACGCTCATGGTGCCTAGCGCGCCCATTGCCAATGTGTATGGCAAGGCTTCCAAGTATGCACCAGTAAGGGTCATGGTTGGGTTGGTTGCTGTTCCCGGTGAGGTTGCCGATGGTGACCATGAAACTGTTACCTGTGTGCCCACTAAATTTTTTAAAGTAGCGTAAGTTTCTGAAGCGCTGAAACTCGCATATAGATCAAGTTGCAGCGTTGAGTTCTCGAGCCCCGACACGTATGAACGCGAGCCAGTCCCAAAGGCGGTGCTCTCTAATGCCTCGATAGTCCTCGTAAACACCAAGCCCTGACATTGGTCTTGCAATGAAATTGCGGAAACGGTCACGTTTGGATTGCTGAGGTAAGTGGAAGTCGCCATTTTGTTTTAGTCCTTTGCTGAGTTCTTGCTATTAGTTTTAGCAGGTTTTGTGGTTTCGTTTGTGGATTGTTCTATAAACCCGCCCTCGACTAGCGCGGCAACGTTAATGCCGTTGGCAGCTGCGCCCTCGGCGTCAAACTCGGCACCGGGTACACCTACGCGGGGGCTAATGATTATGTATGCCATGGGTTTAGTCCTAACTGGTTTGGGCTTGCATCTCTATTGTTAAATCATACGCTGGCATTTCGGCCCCGCCGATGATTGCAATAGTTGGGCGCCCGCTGGTTACTGCCACGTTTTTGCCTAGCACC